CGATATTGTTTATCAGTGGTTTCCAACATGTCTGATGTTGTTGATATTAGTTTAACCATTGATGTATTTAACGTTGCTAACTGCTCATTGATATCTTTTAAGGTTATATCAGATGCACCAGATGATGTTTCTTGTGTAACTTGTGGTGCTTGATTCACAGGTTCTATAGTAGGTTGTGGCATTTGATTCATTAAATTCGACGAAGTCATAGAAACAGAATTCATCATATTTTCAATGATATTTGCTTGTTTGCCACCCATTGTCTTTTGCATATCTGCTAAAAATTCTGGCACTTTTCCTTTTGGAACCACCGCCTCATTTCCATGTAAAATCGCTGACATTCCTGTACCGAAATCCTTGCCAAACCAATCACCAAATGATTCTTTTGTGCCGTTGGCAAATTGATTTTTCGTAGTAGAACCACCACTTGATGCCGCTAGGTTACCCATTAATTGGACTGTTGCGGCTGATATTGATTTAATATTTGATAAGCCTTGAATAGCACCCTTTTCTAACATTGAACCTATATCTTTAATAAATGTTCCGCTATCAATAGATTTAACAAAATCCTTACCAAAATCACCATACATTCGGTCGGACATTGGTTCGCCTGTTTTTTTATCGATTGTTGATATAAAATCATTAACTGTTGCCCCTTCGGTATTTTTCTTACTAACTGCATCGGCAAATCTAGCATTAGCTGCCAATACTGCTTCTTGAGGTTTTTTTGCAGCATCTTCAATCGCTCTACCAGTTTTAACAAGAAATTCAGTACTGGCTGCTTCAGCTGCGATTTTTCCGGATCCAGTTTTACTTTCTACTGCAAGTTCAGCTTTTTTTCTGTTTTCCGCAGCAGCTTCTGCTTGACTTATTTTTAGGTTTTCAGCGGTTGATTGAATACCTTCTGATTGCTGTCGAAATCCCAGCATAATTTCACCCTGGGTAGTGGCAACTTTATTAAAACCAGAATTAGCCGCTATTTGCTTTTGTACTTCAGTAGAGTTCATCCGTATGGCGATTTGTTCGTTGATTGATTCAATTTGCTTTTTATACGTTTCGGCCTCTTCCTTTGTACCAGCGTGTTTTAAATTCTCAACTGCATTTCTCAATGGTTCTGCTAACTCACCAATTCCTTGTGCAACTTCAAGATTTTTCTCAGTCAACGCACCACCAGTAACATAGTTTTTTATTAAGTCTCCAACAATTTTTGGTGTATTTTGAATAACACTGTCAACGGAAGACTTTGCTTCTTTATTGACATTCACATTAAGTGCTGCTTGATATTTCATGTCATTTTTGTTTGCTTCCATGATAGAAATTTGTTCTTTTCTACTAATTCCGTATAATTGAGTGGTTTTATCCATCTCTTTACCAAGTTTATTAACTGATTCAAATAACAGATTCTGATTTTCGACCTTTGATAAATCCAAATGCCGCTGTGTTGTCATTGACATTGCTAATAATTTGTTTTGTTCACCAGTTGTCCATGCCATTTTAGCCAATGATTCAGAAGCACCAGAATCACGAAAGCTAGTGGCAACAGATGTAAAAATCTTGCCACTTTCATTCATAGTACCACCGAGTCCAGCAAACCCACTACCAGCTGCTTGAATCGAATCCGCCCATTCAGCCATGCTCATTCTTGACTTTGCAACACTAGCATGTAAGCCGATAGCATCATTATTCCAACTTGTACCAAATGTACTCGTAGCAGTTTGCCATTCTTTTAATACATTACCCACTGCTCCAGTAAAGCCGTTAACAGCAGTAGTCGCAGAGCTAAACGGATTACTCCAGTCAGTTGACTGCCGAAAACCAGCGCTGTTTCCTGTTTGATTTTTGGTTAATGAATCCCTAATTTCTGCTAATAAATCATCTGTTCTAGACATAACTTTTTCCGTAAAATATGCGTATATAAATACTAATTATATTTATGCGGAGGAAAACATGTCAGCAAATCCATTAAAAGATTATTTTAGACAACCAAAAATTTTTTTAAAACTACCTTCATTAGGTCGGTTTAATGATTCAACTACAATTACGGGAAATGTTGAAAGCTTACCAATTTATGGTATGAATGGTATGGATAAAATCCTAATTAAAACACCAGATGCATTATTAAATGGGGAAAGTACAGTAAGAATTATCCAAAGTTGTTGTCCAAATATTTTAAATGCGTGGGAGATGACAACATTAGATATCGAAAGTTTATTAGTAGCCATAAGAATTGCAACGTCAGGAAGTATCATGGATATTTCAGAATATTGCCCAAACTGCAGTACTGAAAATACATATGAATTGAATGTCAATAAATTTTTAGAACATTACAATACATGTAATTTTATTTCTGATGTTATGATCGGGGATTTGATTGTGAAGTTAAAACCTCTCACTTATAAAAAATCTACTGAATTTGGTTTAGAAAACTTTGCGCTACAAAAACAAATTAACCATATATCACAACTCGAAGATGATAAAGAAAAGAATACTTTAGCAACTGATGTTTTTGTTAGATTTGGTGTTTTACAAAATAAAATATTGTTAGCCAGTATTGATTACATTGAAACACCAAATGGGATAGTTTCTGAATTTGGATTTATTAAAGAATGGATTGATAACTGTGATGGATCGGATATTTCAAAAATCAAAGAATCAATGGATATTAACAGTAAAGAATGGCGGTTACCATCAAATACAGTTAATTGTTCTAGTTGTGGTTTTCAACATGATATCGAAGTTGATTTGGATCAAGCCAGTTTTTTCGATATAGCCTAACAAGAATGTCAGACTCAGAAATTGAGGAGTATCTGGTTAGGCTAGATAATGAGGTACTAAATTTTAAAGATAGATTATTCAATATCAGTTGGCATATGAGAGGAGGTGTTACTATGCATGAATTGCTACATGTATATTCTGAAGATGATCTCGGAATAATGGACAACATAATTAAACAACACATTGATTTAACTAAAGAAACAAAAATGCCATTATTATAATTATTTTTTAGCTCGTGGATCAAATCCACCACCGTATATTACCGATGTTGATTCCCTATCTGGATCAGTTGTTTGTGTTCCACTAATACTAGGATCTACATTAGCTAATGGTTTCGTTGTATCTATTTGTGGAATGTTAGTTCCCAACTTTTCATTAGATAATCCAATTAATGAATTAAAAAACTCCTCGGCTTTTAGTTCATTATCTTTAATAAATTTTTCAACTGGTATTCCAACATTTTTAACGAATTGTTGGAATACTGGCTGCATCATAGCAATAGCAATATATTGTGACGCTTCTGGTGTATCCAGTTTAGACATGAAATATGACTGAGCAGCTGTTGATGGTATTTTACTAGCAACTCGTCCAATTATCGGTATTTCTGATAATCTGCGTAACCCAAATTTAGTTACTTTACGAGTAATAGTTTGTGCTGCTACTTTTCCTATTAATCCAGATAATTGCTTAATATGATATTCATCAAATTCCTTTTGATTCATTTCTTTGCTATTCAATGAATTCTCAGCTATTTGCATATTTTTATAGTACTCAGTAAATGGTTCAACTATTAATGATAACCACCACATAGTAGAAACAGCCGTTATAATCCATTTCAATGAACCACCTATCACACTAGCTAATCCAAATTTACTTTCAGTTATAAGTTCTCTAATTTTCATGACAAATCCTTTCATTTATTTAGGTATTACTAAAGGAGAACTAACGTTCTCCTGTTCTTCGCTATCGCTCATCACATTTTTTTAATTATTAATAATAACCACTCAGTACATATTCAACTAGATTACGATTTACATAATTGCCCCCATAAATGGGAGCAAAAATAATAATTTCAACTGAGTTGACTTCATTACTAGAGTAGCACTGGTTACAGAGGCGGTTGGCCGATACCTCGAAGCGCGATTATTGTTTCTTATGTCCAACGGTGGCATTACGAAATCACTCTAGTCGAATTCGTAATACGTCCAGGAATTACCTGGTCATTTAGCCTTTGTTTATTTGTTCAAATTTTCGAAATTGGTTGTACTGAAGGCGTATCCAATCATCATCCACAACACTAGGTGTGGGTAGTCGAAAAAGTCACTGCTTCTGCTCAGTTGTTACGCTCAATGCGAAGAACATTCCATTGCCAACGGCACCTATCAAACCACCGGTGCGAGTGTATCAGAAGTTGTATTGCCTTAAATTTGCCTTATTTTATGCCTTTAGTTGACAGGGATTTAAATATTTTGCTATTATGTTCAAAAAAAGAATCATAATCAAAAATCTGCCAAATACCATGTTTTATTGAATGGTAAGAGAAATGTGGTAATGAATACCAATGAGATGCCTGTGGGACTGCTACGAATTTGCCTTTACGTGTTATTTTGAACATCAAAATGTTCATATCGCCTTCATCAGCTACTTCCAATAATTGTGATAGCCAAGTTTCTAACTGTTTACACTCGCCTTGTATTACTTGATGAAACGGAAATTCAGCATAGTTTTTAGCTTCACAGTTAAAATACTTCCAATTTCCAGGGGGAATAATATCCCCTTTCATCATTCGAATTTGTCCTTCGTGTAAGAATTCTTTACGAATGTTATTTTTTCCACCTATAAATGCACCAGATGATGGGGTCCGAATAAATGATGCTTTATATAAAGCTGAAAGATGATTTGCTACATCTCTTTCCCAAGAATTTCCTTTGTTTTTTGATTTGCTACTCATTGGGATAGTTATCATCTGATGGTTTCACCATACGCTGAATCTGTAATAATTTCTTTTTCTCGCGTTTATTTGATGATTTAAAGCTACGATCTTTTTTAGATTTGTCAGAAATAGATTTCTGCCATTCTAAAATAAATTTACGTTGTGCCATACCTAATCTATTAATTTCACTGAGCCAATATCTAGCATCGAGCGCAGAACGTTTAGTACCTAATTGTTTCCAGGCTAACTGTGCTACATAATATTGTTGGAATGCATATATTAAATCATCATGAACTTTATTATCAGACGGTATCTGTTGCAACTGCCAATCATATACTCTTGATGAATATTCTTGTTTAGGTTCTATTTTTTTAGGCATGTGGTGTATTATACACAAAAAAATAGGGCTTGTCAAGCCCTATTTTAAAATAATTTAAAATATTTTAAATTAATCTGAGATTTCTAAATCAGTGGCGTATTGAGTGAAACCATTTTCCTTCACAACTTTCAATACATTATTAACACGCCCGATTAATTCATCTTTGTGACTAATCAAAAACACATTTTTCTTGCGTTCCCTACCAAAAGTTTTGAGTATTGACAACGCATTTTCAACGCCACTTGCATCCAATCCATTATCTAATAATTCATCAATGAATAATAGGTTGACACCTTGGTATAAACTCTCCCAAACATCTCTAAATGCCCACGATAACCCAACTATTAACCGATTACGCTCTCCCCTTGAAAGGTTATCAAAGTCCAAGTCCTGTCCCAGTTGAGTTATTTCAACAGTTAAATCATTTTGGAATATAACAGAATGTGGTAAACCCATTTTATCCAAGTAATAAGTTAATCGGTTATTCAAATATGATAAGTTTTGATCTATGATTTTTTTACGAATGAAACTATCTTTATTAGTCAACAGTTTTTGTAAAAATTCTTGATGATCTTTGAGTTTATTTAAGTTATTAATCTCATCCCAGCTAATATCTTGCAGTGCTTCACTTTTCAATTCAATAATCTGATCATCATATGGATTTACTTCAATTGCTTTTGTATTTAATTGAGCTATCAATGTTTGAAGATTATTTTGATGAGTTAATGCTTCTTCTATTGTGTCATAAAATGTAATAGGGCGAACACTGTTATCAGTTAATGTATCAATTGCAGTTTGTGTTTTGATCAAATCAGCGGTTACTTTATCATAATATTTTTGATATTCAATTACATGATTGGAAGCAGTTTCTAACATTTCATCATGCTTGTGATCATGCAAATCTTGATCACAAGCTGGACATTTTTTAGATTGCAATGTTTCATATTCATTAATATATTTTGATAATGATTTATATGCTTGAGAAACAGCAGAATCCAATGTTGACTTTTCTTTTTTAAAACTTTTTAATTCTGCTGATTTTTCATCAAAAACTTTTGCATCAGAATGTGCTTGTAATTCTTGATTGATATCAACCGCTTCCAAATTAACAATAGCTTTTGCAATTTTTTCAAGGTCACTGTTATGTTTAGCATTCCATGCTCGCTGGCTCATGATTAATGTATCAATACTTTGCTGAATTTTTTCATTGGCTTTTTTTGTAGCTTCGATATTCGCATTTTCTTGAACGATTGAGTCTTTTGTCTGCTTGATGTGTTTACTTAATAATTCTGCTTTTTCACTGAGTAACGTAATGCCTAAAAGTTGCTCAATAATGGCACGTTGGTCTCCTGCTCTCATGGATAAAAACGGTTCTGTGTATGTGTTTAGTGCAATGATATGCTTAAACATGTCATGGCTCATGTTTAATAAAACATCAATATCTTTTTGTGTATCTTTAGATTCACCTTGGCTATCACTTTCTTCATTTTTAGCTGGATCGCTCAAGTTAATGAAGTTGAAAATAGCAGGTTTTCTACCACGTTCAATCTTGTAATTAGTTCCATCTTTTGAGAAAGTTAGCGTAACAAGCATGTTTTTATTATTGATTTTGTTGACAAGATTGTCTTTCTTGATGTTGGTCAATGCAACACCGTATAGTGCATAACTCAGTGCGTTAACTATTGTAGTATTATGCGATAATACTCCATTTGTATAATATCTATGATCGGTGGAATCAACCGTAATATCAAACATGTGTTCTTCGTGAACATGATTAACGACTTCAATAACGGTATCAGTCCCATATTTTGTTTGAATTTTATCACCAGGTACGGTGTTTTTAATAAACTGTTCTGACATATGTTCATTGAATATAATGTGTTCATCGGCACAGTCTAATTGTAACCCTGATTCTGTTTTTATAGTCCATACTTGATATGGAATTGTTTTCATTATTTTTGAAATTGGTTTCCATCCTGAATCGGTCTCGATTTCTAAATTTTGTAGATCTAGGCTGTTAACGAATTTTCTGTTTACTGAGTCAGAAATTGTATGCATTGTTTAATTACTTCCTTATTATTTTTTTTAAATTCACTTTCCCAAATTACTAAAACGTCAAATCCTTGATTTTTAGCAAACTTTATTTTCTGTTCATCTTGTTTCCAAATTTCTCGCGCCAACCGAGGATTATTTGGTAACTCTACTTTGTCGGTTGGTCTATATTTTTTTGGATTGGCATGCCAAAAATCACCATTGTATTCGATAATTTTTTTATTATACACAATATCGTACACATAATAGTTGGTTGTTTCTCTTAATAACTCGAATTGTCCACTACAGTTTATTCCCGCAGCACGAATATTTTCAAGTAATAATGCTTCGCCTTTTGAAATACTTCCTCCTTTGAATAATTTTAGTTTGTTGATTCTAGATTTTTCTTCATCCGATTTTGCATTTAATGTATCTTGCCATTTAGATTGGCGTTTCTGCCAAATTTCAATACCTTCGGACTCCCCATATTTCTCTATGCAAATTTCTTTTGAAAAATATTGTTGAGATTTGACTATTTTTGCTTTTGCTTCATCTATAGAAAATCCTCTTGCTGTATAATATTCAACGCACCGCGCTGATGATACCTTACGGGTAGGTGTAATTGCAGATTGGATTGCTCCTTTTTTATTATTTTGATTTTTTGTTTCGATTGCCAGTTTAATTGCTTCATCCTCGCTATGGCCTCTTACAATCCAGTATTCTTTTTTAATAGGTCTTCTGCTATTTCTTTCAAAATCAGCTTCTTCTAGTGTGTAATTTGTACCAGACACTGGGTTTATCTTGTCTAACCAGCCTTGACGACTGTACACACTTTTGTCATTTTTTCTTTTATTCTCTTTTGATTTTACATACGCTTCTTCAACGGACCACCCGCGAGATATCCAATATCTATTAGTATGTTTTGCCACACTAGATTTCATGTCTAATTTTGATCTTATATAATTTTCAATTATTTTTTTGTTATTTTCTAAATTAATAGTTACAACTTCTGCAAGAAGTTGATTATATAAATCAAAATGAATATTTTTAATAGAATAATCCATTACTGATTTACAGTTAGATTCGAGATTGTTGTTCCATCGCGGCATTATACAATTCCCCCATAGTAAGTTCGGTTATTTCGCCGGTTATTGTATTTTTAACACGTACTATTGTATCTATACAACAGCATTTACCAGTACCATTTCGACTGCCATTATCATCACCGCCTTGATCTAGGTTTTCGCCTAACACTAATGTTAGATTTTCTTGGTTGAAAGAAAGAGCTTGGGTGGAATTACCCACGCTCATGAAGTTTTTTACAGTTAAAGTTTGGTATTCAATCATAGGTCGTTGTAAATTTGTAATAATGTGTTTTTGTTATAGGTGTCAGATTCGATGCTGATAATTTGATTTGAAACGATTGAATCAATACTTTCAAATGCTTCAACATCCACTGTTGTTGCTATTTCAACTGATTTTTTATCAGAAATTAATGTGATCTCGCGTAGATTGTAAGTAGCAATATAATGTTCTTTTGTGAAAGCTGCTTCTTCAAATGACAAATTACAATCATTAACTACTCGTAAATGTTGTTTTGGTTTCAATACAGAATCTGCTGTATCAATTAATTTACTTAATGTAATAGTTCTAAAAGTTGGTTGATTTGGCCAGGATTTATATTCTGGTTGACCACCCCACTCTAGCATCATCATACCTCTGTCATCATCCCACGCATCCGCGTAGTTGTGTGGAAATGCATTTCCTATATAATGCATGTTTCCACGCACTTGACGTTTATGAAAATGCCCACTAAATCCGAGTTCATAATTGTTAAAATTATCTAATTGTAATTCCCCATGATCTGGCATTTGTACCATTGCATTCATGAAGAAGCTTGGAAGTTCAAAATGTCCAAAAATATATTTGGCACCCTTTTTTCCTATTTGTTTCCATTCATCTCCCACCAACCAAGGGCATAATGTAACATTTCCAATAGTGGTAGGGTGATGTATTACAGTAATTCCTGGAATATATTTTCCAAATTCAACGGAATGAATATCTCGTTTATCTTTAAAATATAAATCGTGATTACCTGGAAAGTAGAAAAATTGATCAAATGCATTACCAAGTTTTTCTAAAACTCGTAAAGAATAATCCATTGTCACGACATTTAATGTGTTTCGATTGTGGTGAAAATCACCTAGAAATAAACCGGTTTCACAGTTATTATCTTTTGCTGATTGAATAAACCAATCTATAAATTCTTCGCAATCTTGATTATGGACGTTTGAATTGCCTTTTAAGCCAAGATGCAGATCTGTGAATACTGCTGCCTTTTTAAATAAATTTTCCATATAGTCCCTTATTAATTAATCCTTTGCCTATGTTTAAAAAATGGTATCCGAGAAATCTCGGATACCGATAAAATTAGTCGTAATCTTCTGAACTTCTGCGTTCAGAAGATTCGTACTCACCGGATGATGATCTGGTGTATGACGGGTTTAGCCCATTCATTTCTAAAATATCATCTCTTATTTCACGATGACGTTTTTCGATATTGATGATTCTGACGAAACTGTTCTTAACACAGGTTGTTAAGTATGCAAACGGGTTATCAGATTTTGATTCATCAAATTGCAATCCAATACTCACTAATTGTAAGATAGCCAATCCTTTCATTTCGTCATTATAAGAATATCCGCGAACATTTCCTCTAGTTGCATATCGTTCACACATCATCATCATCATTTTTGCAAGTGTATCGGTCATTTTCCCTGCATGAGGGTCAAAGTAGCCGGTCAATAAGTCACCTTTCCAGTGACTCTTTCCAACACAAATTAGGTTATCATTTTCATCAAAAATCCAATGTTGAAATGGCTTGAAGTTGACTTTGTCGTGTTTGTCAGCTTCTGTTTTTGGGTTTTTCTTGCGTAAATGATTAGTTGGAATATGGTCATATGACATTATCCTGAATACCAAATCTGTTTTTGGTATTTTTTTATAATTTAATTTGCAATCTGCTAGTTTGATTTTATCACCACTTGCTTTTCTACTAGCAAACTCCATATCTGATAGGCGCTTTGCTCGGTTACGTTTAGCTTCGGCTATTGATCGCACATTGATTTTTGACAGACTCGGTAAGATGATGTCGTATTGATGATATCCCGGATCTGTAAAACTACAAAATGATGATTTTGATTTGTGAATTTCTAATAACAAGTCCTTATTATTGAGGTAATTTTTTGGAGGTGTAACTTTCATTTATATATCCTTATATCTATTGATTATAACATACGAAGATAATGATGTCAACTAAATATCATATAACAAGGAAAAAATATGAGTATTATTGACGGACGAAGCGTATCATCAAGCATCAGTAGCATAACCAATGCGGTTGGAGCTGGATCGCGGCTGGTTAACGCTTCTGCAAATTTAGGATCCGCATTATCTACTGCTATTAGTTCTGGTGATGTAGTTGGTGCAATTCGTAGTATTAACATCCCTGCCGGTGCTGAGGCAATAGGGGACATTGTGAGTGCGGTAGCATCATTTGGTGGTGATGCCAGTGATAATGATTGGCGAGTCAGATTGAGCCTAGCCAATTGGTCTAGTTTCAAAACGAGCCCAGTCTTATCACCATTGAAAAAAGCTGGTGGTTTGATATTTCCATACACACCAAAAATTCAGATAGCAAGTAGTGCAAACTACAGTAGAGTACAAACTACACATACGAATTACTCTTTTCAAGCTTATCAACATAGCGATCCTGGAACTATCAGTATAACCGCACCAATGTACGTAGAAGATTCTACTCAAGCATTGTATTGGATAGCAATGGTTCACTATTTACGATCTTTGACAAAGATGTTTACAGGAGCTGATGTTAAAGCAGGAAATCCACCACCCATTATTTATCTAAATGGATACGGTAATTACGTATTTAAAAACGTTCCAGTTGTGGTAACTAAAATGTCGATTGATCTTGATTCAGATAATGATTACATCGGGTGCCATGTTGGTGGCAGTATGGCAAGTGAGATAGCGAGTATTGCTGATCAGGTTGGTGATTTGACTGGTGCGATAGGTGGAGCTGTTTCTGGATTATCGGGTGTAGCTAATACTATTGGCAACATTGCTGGTGGTGTAAGTCAAGCAGCAGGGATTTTAGGTGCATTGGGTGTTCCCGGTATTAGTGGCGGTGGCATGGCCCATGTACCAACAAAAAGTTCATTCAGTATCACATTACAACCAGTTTACAGTAGAGAAAGCGTTAAGAAATTTAGTCTTGATCGGTTTGTTACTGGTGGTTATATGAATAATTCAGTGGGGTACATCTAATGGCAGCGCGATATGCATCAACTAGTCCGTGGTTTAACACACCTGTCACCCAAAATTATTTGGACAAATTGGTTATTAGACCGGTAAGTGCTCAAACTGATGATTTTTTGTACACAATTGAACCGCAATATACACATAGGCCAGATTTATTAGCACATGACGTTTATGGTAGTGCTAGTTTATGGTGGGTCTTTACACAACGGAATTTGGATGTTATTCAAGATCCAATTTTTGATTTTGTGCCTGGTGTTAGTATCTATTTGCCAAAAAGTAGTAGTTTAAAATCGGTATTGGGGATATAAATGAATACGCAAGAAATTCTTGGTGCAACAACTAATGCTGTTTCAACTGTAAAATCTTTGAGTAATATTGCTTCAGCTACCTCGTTATCGGGAATAGCTGAAGCAATTCCTGGTGCAATTGGGGATACCGTAAGTGCAATATCTAAAAATATATCAAAGGGAATAGATTCCATATCTTCTGGATTTGAAAATATTTTATCATCGGTGGATTCTGGTGAAGAGGATTCAGATTTAGAACTTCCATTACCAAATATATTACACAGTTATGCAACTTATAATTGTATATTTGGTTTGTATTGTCTTGATGCTGATAGTTTCAATTATCCAGGAAGTTCGTATATGGCTGGTAAAATGCCCCCAATAATTTGCAAATCGGCCAGTTCAGACCCGGATAATAGAATAAAGTTAGCGGGTGGTGGGAAATATGATTTTTTTATTGATGATTTAGTTATCAATGGTTATGCTTCGTTCACTGAACAGTCAGGGAATACAACACAAACCACTATAGAATTTACAGTAACAGAGCCTTATAGTATGGGTATGTTTATGCAAGCACTTGAACTAGAAGCATTGAATCAAAAATATGCTAATTGGCTTGATGCAAACTTCTTATTAACGATTGAATTCAAAGGCAATACTGAAACTGGGCAAATGGTATCCGTGCCAAACAGCAAAAAGTTCATACCATTCAAATTTCAAAAATGCAATATGAAAGTTAATGAAAGTGGTAGTATATACACTGTATCAGCCTATGCTGCGTCTGGTGAAGCACTGAATGATGGATTTACCACACTTAAATCCGATGCAACAATCACTGGTAAAACTGTACAAGAAATTTTACAAAGTGGTCCAAAGAGTTTACAACAAGTTGTTAATGCTAGATATAAACAGCTAAAAGATACGGGAGCAGTTAAAGTTCAGGATGAAATACTAATATTATTCCCAGTTAATATTTCAACTGAGGGAGCGGGTGCAACACTTGTAAAACAAGGTGATACTGAAAGTAAATCATCTGCTACTCAGGATCCTACTCAAATTAATGATGCTGGTTTATTTGAAACTTTGGGCGTCTCTAGAAGTAGTACAAGCTCTTCATTAATTCAAAATGATGGAACATGCAATGCATTAGGAAAAGCTACATTAGGTTTCGATGTTAATCGAGGTGGCAGTTCTCCATTCCCAGATGAAAATGCGGTGTGGGATGATACTAAAAAAATATGGGAAAGATCGGCTGTATGTTCAGCACCTGGGGTTACTGATTTCAAATTTTCACAAGATTCAGATATTATAAATGCAATAAATCAAGTAATGCTAAAAAGTTCGATCGCAGTTGCCGCACTAGATGCAAAACAAATTTCGGAGGATGGATTCCGCCCATGGTGGAGAATTGATACACAAGTGTATCATATAACATCTAATGAAAATCTTAAAACAACTGGTACAATTCCTAAACTTATAGTATATAGAGTGATTCCATACAAGGTTCACTCAAGTAAAATGTTACCGCCAAATGCAACTGCGCCTGGTTTAGATAAATTAAAAGATCAAATAGTTAAAGAATATAATTACATTTATACCGGTAAAAATATTGATTTACTTAAATTTGATTTTGAATTGTCACAATCATTTCACAATCCATATATGGCTGATAATTTTCAGAAATCCGGCGATATTGTGACGGCACAGCAAACTGGTGCGGCTGAGACCGTTACTCCAAATGAGGCGAAACAAGCAATCCCAAAAATCCCAACAGGAAGTAGTAATATACAACCCGGGACTGCAGTTACACCAACTAAATTTACACAAACTGTGACATCAACTGATAATAAAGGCGGATCTAAAGGTGATACTACTGCGACTAGGGCAGCAAAATTATTTCATGATGCTTTAATTAATCCAAATGAAATGACTAAAATATCGTTTGATATTATTGGTGACCCATATTATATATCAAACAGTGGTACTGGTAATTACACTGATACACAGCTTAAATTTATTAATATTACAAAGGACGGCAGTATTAATTATATGAATGGTGAAGCTCATATTGTTATTAACTTTAGAACTCCAAGTGATATAAATCAATCCACTGGGTTGTACGATTTAACAAATACAAAATTATGTCAACAATTTAGTGGGATTTTTAAATTGGGACTTATAAAAAGTGAGTTTAGAAAAGGAATATTTAAACAAAGTATTGAAGCATATAGAATTCAAGGCCAGGACAATCCAGAACCTGCAAATAACGACGCATTATTAAGTTCTGATAAAATGCCAGATATTAATAAAGGACTTGGTATATCAAATTTTTTTAATTCTGTTGAAAATTTATCAAAAGAAATAGATTCGGTAACCTCGGAATTCACTACACAAGTTCAATCAGCCTTGAACAATACTATTGCAACTGCTGAAAAAGCATTGCCAACAATTACAGGATTAATAAAATAATGGCAGAAGATCAAAATTCAGGTGTACAAGGCGGATCCGTGCCATCGCATCCGTGTCTTGCAAAGGTTGTTAGCCATTTAGATACCACATATATGGGTGCCCTTCAAGTAATGTTATTACGCCCAGGCGCTGGTAATGACACAACCAGTTCTCAAGTACAGCAGGTTCAATACATGAGCCCATTTTGGGGAAATACATCAATTGACTCAGTTGGCAGTCAAAATGATTACAACAATACGCAAAAAAGTTATGGTATGTGGATGGTCCCCCCGGATGTGGGATCCACTGTTATAGTTATATTCATAAATGGTGATGCGGCAAGAGGATATTGGATAGGATGTGTTCCAGATGAGAACATGAATTTCATGGTACCTGGAATAGCCGCCACCGAAAATACTGTGACTAGTGGAACAGCAGATGCAGCTGGGCGTACAGGAAGATTGCCAGTTGCTGAATATAATAAATTGGAAAATAACCAAAATGGCGATGCTACTCGGTTTAAAAAACCAGTACATCCAATTGCAGCAGCTTTGGAAGCACAAGGATTGCTATTAGATGATACCAGAGGAATAACCACCAGCAGTGCACGGCGTGAAACACCGAGTATGGTATTTGGTATAAGCACACCAGGTCCATTTGATAAACGTCAAGGAGCGCAAGTTGGTCATCTAGGAAAATCTGATTGTGGTGTTAATAATGGACCCGTAAGTCATTTAGGCGGCACAACATTTGTGTTAGATGATGGGGAT